TCATCGCGGGCGCGCACCGCTGGCAGGCCGCGCGGATGGACGGGCTCGCCGAGCTGCCCGCGCTCCTCGTGGACTGCGACGAGGACGCCGCCAAGCGGATCATGGTCGGCGACAACGCGACCGGCCGCATGGCGGTCTGGAACGAGGCGGCGCTCGTCGCGCTGCTGCAGGACATGAGCCAGAGCCCGCGCGGGCTCGCGGGGACCGCGATCAGCGAGGCCGAGCTGGTGCGGCTCGCGACCAAGCTGACCAAGCCCGTCGCGTCCGCGCACCTGTCCGATCAGTTCCTCGTCGCGCCGTTCACGGTGCTGGACGGCCGGCAAGGCTGGTGGCAGGACCGCCGCCGGCAGTGGCTCGCGCTCGGGCTCCGCAGCGAGGAGGGCCGGTTCGACGCCGAGGGGCGCAGCGAGACGGGCCGCGCGGCGTTCGCGAGCGAGACGGGGTGGCGGAGGAGCAACGCGCAGACGCACGGCACGCGCGAGCTGCAGGAGCGGATCATCGGGCGCAAGCTCAGTAACGAGGAGATCGTGGCCGACAGCCCGCCCTCGGCGGTCTCGATCTTCGACCCGGTGCTGTGCGAGCTGATTTACCGATGGTTCAGCCCGCCGAGCGGGCACGTGGTCGATCCCTTCGCGGGCGGCTCGGTGCGCGGCATCGTCGCGGCGGTGCTCGGCCGCTACTACCGGGGCAACGACCTGGCGGAGCGGCAGGTGCTCGCGAACATCGAGCAGGCAACCGAGCTGCTGCCCGCCGCGAGCGCGCCCGGCTCGGCAGTCTGGACCGCGGGCGACAGCGCCGAGTGGAGTGTCGAGCCCGACAGCGCCGACCTGCTGTTCACCTGCCCGCCGTACTACGACACCGAGGTCTACACCGGGCACGAGCGCGACCTGTCGGGCATGAGCGCCGAGGGGTTTGACGAGGTGTACGCGCGCATCCTCGCGCGCGCTGCTGCAGCGCTGCACCCGAACCGCTTCGCGGTCATCGTCACGGGCGACAGCCGCTCGCGCAAGACGCGGCTGCTGCGCGACCTTCGCGGCTCCACGGTGCGCGCGATGCAGGCGGCGGGGCTCGGCTACTGCTCGGGCGCGGTGCACGTGACCCCCGCGTGGTCGATGGCCACGAGCGCCGGCCGGCAGTTCCGCGCTACCCGCGCGCTCGGGCGCATCCACGAGGACGTGATGGTCTTCGTCAAGGGCACCCCGCAAGCTGCTGCTAAGGCGTGCGGCACGATCGAAGTCACTTTCCCCGAGCAGGCCGCGCCGCTAGGCTGAGGGCGGAACCGGCCAGGGTGGTGCGGGCTGGTGCCGCTGGCCCCTCCCCCGGCCGCGCACCAGCCCGCGACAGCAGCAGCGGGCCGTCCCCGCCCCTGTGGGAGTCGGCCCGCTGCTGGTCTGGGCGCTACGTGCTACTGCGTAGCGTGCTACTCGCTCACCATGTGCCGTGTCGGTCCTTCCGCAGACACCAGGGCTCGGGCGCTGCGCGCAGCAGCCCCGCGCACGAGGAGCAGCGCGCCAGCTCGGCGTCGGGGTCGGGCTCGGCGGGCGCGGCGGTGCTGTCCTCGCGCCAGCCCTGGCGGAGCGCAGCAGAGCGCAGCCGGTCAGAGAGGGCGGTGAGCGGCTCCATCTGGTCGAGCGTCGAGGCGGCCACGATCGCGCGGTCGAGCAGCCCGAGGAGCAGGTCCGTCTCCGCCCTGCTGAGCGCGGGACGGATCGCGTCGGGGGCGGTCATGCTCCCACCGCCGCGTTCATCCCGTCGCCGAGCTGGATGCAGCACTCGCCCGTGGCGGATACCTCAAACGGGCGGGAGCCCAGCGCGCGCTCGAAGGTGAGCAGCGCGGGCTCCACGTCGGCGGGTGCCCCGTGGGGGATCACGAACCACGTAGCGGCGCGCAGCGAGCCCTCGCCGTGGTCGGGCCGGTCGGGCTCGTAGATGGCGGTCATCAGGAATGCCAGGGCGTGCTCGGTGGCGGTCACCGCCTCGTAGTAGCGGGGCGGGCTGGCCGTGCGGTCGAGCAGCATTCGGACCTGGCGGGAGTTGCGCGCGGGCATCAGATCCTCCTCGCGCGCAGAGCGCGGACGGGCAGCAGCACGAGCACCCACCAGATGCCCTTCGCGAGCAGCACGAGCAGCCGCAGCGCGACCGTGAGCACGTACGCGGCGAGCAGGAGCGGGCCGATTACCAGCCAGCCCCCGATGCCGATGCGGCGGCCGTTCGGCCACCTCATGCGGAAGATGTTCATGATTGGGTTCCTTCCTCGGTTGGGCGGTGCTGGGTCCACGGGTCGCCCGCGAGCAGCTCGTGCACCTCGTTCATGGTCTCGATCTGGCAGAGGTAGCACGGCGCGTACACGATCGCGAGGCAGGTGAGGTGCTCGCACTCGGTCACGTCGGCGGGCTCGGCCGGGTAGATGCCGTACTCGCGGCTGATCGGGTCGTCAGCGTACGCGCTCATCACGTCGAGGTAGCGCGTCATCTGAGCGCAGATCGGCCCTTGCGGGCAGGTGTGCAGCTCGGCGAGCGGGTGCCGGCAGTTCGGCAGCTCGGCGTGGATGCCCTCGTGGGCGGGCGCGTTGACTAGCTCGCAGCGCACGAGGTGCGTGGTGGTGGTCATGGGTGGGTTCCTTCCTGGTGCTGGATGCGCAAAAGGGGCGGGGCCGCTTCCCTGGTCGCGGCCCCGCCCCTCCTGGCGGTTACTTGGGCTGGCGGTCGGCGTCAACCACGGTCGCGCCGGCGCTCACCAGCGCGGCGAGCTGCTGCGCTGAGCTGAGCAGGTACTCGCGCACCTGGCTCCGCACCACCGAGGGCGCGTGAGCGTTGTCGGCGGTCTCGGCGGGCTTCGGCGCGAGCTGCTCGGCCATGGTGCGCGCGGTCTCCTCGGGGATACCCGCGCTCACGAGTCCCTTGATCACCTTGTCGGCGTCGAAGGGCTCGGCGTCCTCGGCAACCTCGGCGGCGGGCTGCTCCCACTTGTCGGGGTCGATGCGCACGAGGATCGAGAGGCGCACCGGGATCGTCTGCCCCTGGCTCGCGCTCGGGGTGCTCGGGGTGCTCGGGGTGCCGCCGGCGGGCTTGTCGGCGGCGGGGGTACGTGCTGGCATGGTGGGTTCCTTCCCATCGGCGGCGGGGGCTTTTCCCCCGCTCGCGTGCTGCTGTGTAATTGGTACAACCGTTCAAACGGACGTTCGAGTGACGATATTGCGACTTCCGCGAAGAAAGTCTGATTAACTTTTCTGGGGCTGGCCGCGCTTCCGTTAGGTGGGTTCCTTCCGGGCGCGGTCAGCCCGCGTAACGTGCCTCTTATGCGGGTCGACCGGCGACGGTTTCCGCCGTGCGGGCGATCGTTCGACGGCGTGGTTTGCAACCGCAGAGGCGAGCACCTATGCCTGCCCCGCGCCGCGCACGTGCTCGCGTTCTTCTGCGAGCTGCTCGTGCACACAAAGGGCGATTGGTCGCGCCGCGCGTTCATCCCCTCGGCGTGGCAGGAGCACGAGGTGCTCGTGCCGCTGTTCGGGCGCGTGGAGTGGTCGCCGACGTGGCGGAGGTATGTGCGGCGGTACCGCGAGCTGTACCTGTCGACCGGCCGCAAGAACGGCAAGACCGAACTGCTGGCGGGCATCGTGCTGTACCTGCTGTGCGCGGACGGCGAGGAGGCGGCCGAGCTGTACGGGCTCGCGCTCGACAAGGACCAGGCGGGGCTCGCGTACGCGGCAGCAGTGCGCATGGTGCAGCTCTCACCCGCGCTCGCGCGAAGGCTGCGCGTGATCAAGGGCTCCATCCGCATCGTGGACGAGCAGACCGCGAGCTTCTTTGCCGTCATGGCGGGTGACGCTATGGGCGCGCTCGGCGAGAACCCGCACGCGGCCTACATTGACGAGCTGCTCACCCAACCCGATAGGCAGTTGTACGACGCGCTGCGCACGGGGTTCGGGTCGCGCTCGCAACCGCTCATGCTCCTCGCGACGACAGCCGACAACGACCCCTCGGGCTTCGCCGCCGCCGAGCGGGCGTGGAGTGAGCGCGTCGTCCAGGACGCCGAGCTGGACCGCCGCCGCCTCGTGGTGCTGCACGCCGCCCCGGCCGACGCCGATTGGACGAGCGAGGAGACGTGGGCGCTGGCTAACCCCGCGCTCGGCGAGTACCTCGACCCGGAGGCGCTGCGCGCCGAGTTCCGCAAGGCCGTTGACAACCCGGCCGAGGAGCGCGCGTTCCGGCAGTACCGCCTCAATCAGCAGCAGCAGAAGCAAGGGCGCGCGGTGGACCTGGGCAGGTGGGATGCAGCTCCGCCAATTACGCGCGAATTGCGCGCACAAAAATGCTTCGCCGGGCTCGACCTCGCGAGCACGATCGACCTGGCGAGCTACGCGCTGGACTTCCCCGATGGCGACGGCGGGCACGATGTGCTGTGGCGCGCGTTCGCGCCTGAGTCCGCGGTCGTCCAGCTCGACCGCCGCACGGGCGGGCGGGCCAGCGTTTGGCGCGATAGCGGGCTGCTCACCGTGACCGAGGGGAACGTGATCGACTACGAGGCGATCAAGCGCGCGCTGCGCGAGGACGCCGAGCGCTACGACCTCCGCGAAGTCGCGTTCGACAGGTGGGGCGCGACACAGCTCGCGTCCGAGCTGATCGAGGAGGGCTTCCCGCTGATCCAGATGGGCCAGGGGTTCGCGTCCATGTCGGGGCCGACTAAGGAGCTGCTGCGGCTGATCGCGGCGGGGCTCTACCGGCACGGCGCGAACCCGCTCGCGCGCTGGCAGGCCGACAACCTGATCACGCGCACCGACCCGAGCGGGAACGTCAAGCCCGACAAGCAGAAGTCAGCTGACAAGATCGACTCGATCGTGGCGGGCATCATGGCGCTTGACCGCTCGCTGCGCGCCGGCGAGCAGGAGCAGGACTATGCGGCGGCGGGGTTCTAAGGTGGTGGGCAGCAGCTCCTCGCGACAGGAAGCCGGCCGATGACCGTCTCAGCGCTCATGAGCCCCGACACCGATTACGCGAGCCTTGAGGCGCTGCGCCGCACCGCTGGGCAGAAGCTCGACTTTCAGGCGGTGCGCGCCCGCCGCTTCCAGTGGTACTACGACGCGGAGATGGAGATAATCGCGCTCCTCGACACCCAAGAGCGGCAGACGTTCCGCAAGCTGCTGCGCGAGTCGGCCGCGAACTGGTGCGAGCTGGTCGTGAACGCCGTCGCCGAGCGGCTGCAGGTGACCGGCTTCCGGTTCGCGGGCGCGGGCGCGTCGGACCTGGCGTGGCAGATCTGGCAAGCCTCGCGCATGGATGCCGACTCGCGGCTGGTGCAGACCGATGCGCTGGTGACCGGGCAGAGCTTCGTGCTCGTGCAGCCCGACGACGACGGCGACAACCCCACGGGCGTCTGCATCACGGCGGAGAGCCCGTTCGAGGCTACGGTGCTGTACGCGCCGGGCGACAGGCGCAAGCGCATAGCCGGTTACAAGCGGTTCGGCGGCGACCCTCAGACCTATTGGTGGCCCTCGTGGATCGGCGAGCCCTCATACGGGCTGACGGAGGTACTGATCACGCCCGACGTGATCGCTACGTGGCTGCCGGGCGGCGGCTCGCAAGGGCCGGTCGTGGAGGCCAACCCCTCCGGGCTCGTGGGCATGATCGAGCTGGTGCCGCAGCCCCGCACCTGGGGGCCGCCCCGCTCGGAACTCAACTCGGCGGTCAGCATTCAGGACCGGATCAACACGCTGATTTTCAACCGCCTCGTCGCGGCCGATTACGGCTCGTTCCGGCAGATCTGGGCGACCGGCGTGAAGATCGCGCGGCAGGTGATGACGGGCACCGACCCGGACGGGAGCCCGACCCAGAGCACCACCTACATCTCGCCCTACGACATCGGCGCGAACCGGCTGCTGGCGAACGAGAACCCGGCCGCCAAGTTCGGCAGCTTCCCCGAGTCCACGCTCGCGGGCTACCTCGCCGCGGTCGATCAGGACATACGGCAGTTGGCCGCCATCACGCAGACACCCCCGCACTACCTCGTCGGCTCGATGGCCAACCTCGCGGCCGACGCGATCAAGGCGGCTGAGGCGGGGCTGGTGGCGAAGGTTGAGCAGCGCGCGTCGTTCATCGGCGAGGGGTGGGAGGAGGTGCTGCGCACCGCGTTCGCGGTCCTCGGGCACTCCGCCGCCGACGACGTGGAGGCCGAGGTGCTGTGGCGCGACTTCGAGGTGCGCAGCGAGGGCCAGCTAGTCGACGCGCTCATGAAGATGCGCACGCTCGGCGTGCCTATCGAGGTGCTGTGGCGCAAGTGGGGCGCGAGCCCGCAGGAAATCGACCAGTGGCGGCAGCTCCGCGTCGCCGAGCTGGCCGGGCCGCAGATCGCCCCCGGACCCGCGCCCGGCATCACCCGCGTAACCGGGCTGACCCCCGCCGAGCCCGCAGCGCCGCCCAATGAGGGAAACCCGCAGGAAGTGAGTTAGCAGTGAGCACCCCGCAAGCACCAGCGCCGCAGCAGCAGCCGGGCGCACCAGCTCCGCCACCGCCAGCGCCGAGCGCACCCCCGGGCGCACCAGCGCCGGGCGCACCAGCTCCGCCCCCGGGCGCACCAGCGCAGCAGCAGGGCGAGCCCCCCGAGGGCCAGGGGCCGGGGCTCGAGTCCGCATACCAGCGCGAGCGCACGCTGCGCCGCGAGCTGGAGGCGCAGATAGCCCAGCTCCGCCAGCAGGGCATGAGCGACCAAGAGCGCGCGGTGGCCGCAGCTCGCGCCGAGGGCCGCGCCGAGGCTGAGGCCGCCGGCGCGCGGCTGCTCGCCGCCGCCGAGTTCCGGCACCTCGCGGCGGGGCGCATCGCCGACCCCGAGCGGGCGCTGGAAATGCTCGACATGAGCAAGCTCGTCAAGGACGGCGCACCCAACACCCGCGCGATCAAGGCGCTCGTGGACCAGCTCGCGGCGGTGCCCCCGCCGCCGCCGCCGCCCGGCTACGTGCCAGCGGGGCCACGGCAGACCGGCGCGGCGGGTGAGGTCAACGGCGGCGGTGACTGGCTGCGCGCTGCAGCGCAGCACGCGCGGGGCGGCAGGTAGCCACCAGCCGCAGCTCGGGGCATACTGAGCGGTGATGCCGGGCGGTGCAACGCCCCCGGCAGCCGGTAGCCGAACCCGGCCGCGCGCGATGGTGCAACGCCAAGGCCCGGCGCGCGCTCGTGCAACGCGGCGCGGTGCCAGGTAGCGGGAAAGCGGCGTGAGATCACTCCACGCCAGCGAAAGGCCCGCGCGCCATGACCACCCCTACCCCGTATGCTCCGCCGCTGGACTTCAGCGGCGTGATCCCGCCCGAGTTCAGCACGCAGATTATCGAAGAGGCCGTTCGCGCCTCCTCGGCGCTGCAGCTCGGGAACCTCATGCCGATGGGCACCACCATTACCGAGCTGCCCATCCCCAAGACGCTGCCCACCGCCGCGTTCGTGAGCGTCGGCGGCCGGAAGCCGTGGACGGATATCGCGCTGCAGAACGCGACCCTGCACGCCGAGGAGGTCGCGGCGATCACCGCGATCCCCGATAGCTACCTCGAAGACGCCACGATCAATATCTGGGAGTTCGTGCGGCCGAGGATCGCCGAGGCGATCGGCGTGGCGCTGGACGCCGCCGTGTTCTGGGGCGTGGGTGCTCCCGCGAGCTACCCCGTGGGCGGGGTCAACGCGCTGGCCGCCGCCGTGCCGGCGGGCACCGACGCGGTCGACACGATTAACAAGGCGATGGGCGCGGTCGAAGCCGGCGGGCTCAACGTGAGCGGCCAGGCCGCCGACATCACCGTGCGCTCGGCGCTGCGCGGTGTCCGCGCCACCGGGTCGGGCGAGCTGCTGCTGGGCACCGTGCAGGCGGGCGACGTGGCAGTGCCCACGCTGTACGGCATCCCGGTCAGCTACAACACGATGACGCAGCACGGCGGGACCAATGCCGACTACTTCGCCGGCGCGTTCTCCAACCTGTTCATCGGCGTGCGGCAGGACATCCGCTACATGATCGACCCTTCCGCCGTGGTAGCCGACAGCACCGGGAAAGTCCTGATCAGCGGCTTCCAAGACAACCAAACGCCATTGAAGGTCTGGGCTAGGTTCGGGTGCGCGATCGTGCAGCCCGTGACCGTGCGCAGCCCGAACGGCGCGAACCCGTTCGCCAAGGCCGCGCTCGTGGCCAAGGTCACCCCGACCGAGACCGGCGAGGAAGGCCGCAAGGCGGCCAAGAGCTGAGCAGCTCGTGACGACACCGCCGTCGCCGCCGTGGGTGGCGTGGGCTCCGCCGCTGGACCCGCCCACCTCGGGCGGGCTGCCCGTCGATGTGGCGCAGCAGCTCGCTTACGAGTGGTGGGACCAGAGCCCGCACATGTGCGCGGCGCTGCAGTGGGAGGCGTACGCGGCGAGCCTCGCGCCGACCCCGGCGGTGTCGGCAGTCTCAACCGGCGCTCAGTCCGTCGCGTACAGCCCCGCAGCGCCGACCGGGCAGTACGGGCTCGCTGTGCAGCGCGCCGAGTGGCACCGCAGCTACACGACCGACGAGCTGGTGAGCGTGCCGCTGTGCTCAACCGCCCGGCACCCCTCGGCGTTCGACTACCCGTGGGCCGAGTGGTGGCCCGTGGACGTGGGCGGTGCGCCGCCGCCCGAGGTGCCCGTGGCGGTGCCGCCCGTCGCGTCGTTCACGATCACGCCGGCGCTGCCCGTCCCCGCGACCCTGCTCACCCTCGACGGCTCGGGCTCCGCTGCGGGCGACAACCCGATCGCGACCTACGACTGGCAGTTTGACGCCTACGGTGTGCAGCTCGACGCGGGGCCGGTCGTCACCTGGCCCACGCCCGGCGCGCACCTCGCGCTCGCGCTCACGCTCACCGTGACCGACACGACCGGGCTCATCGCTGCAGTGGTGCAGGTGATCCACACATGAGCGTGCTACTGCCGACCGACGACGTGGCGCTGTACCTGCCCAGCGGCGCGGACACGCACGGCTGGGCGGGCACCGACGCCGCCCCATTCTGGTCGGGGGAGGGCTCGCTGCAGCTCGGCCCCGGCCCGAGCGACCCGCACTCCGCCGAGGCGGGCGGGCACGGCCCCCATGACCCGAACTGGGAGAGAACCGGCGTGCTGTACCTGCCCGACGAGGCGGGGCTGGCGCAGCTCGCGGACGGGTGCGCAGCCGCTATCCGCGGAAGCGCCTGGGTACTGGCGCAGACCCGTTTCGTGCCCGACCCCCTCGGCGGCTTCGCGGGGTGCTGGGTCGCTACCTGCACGCAGACCGACCTCTGGGGGCAGTGATGGCGGGCGCCACTTTCCGGGTCACCG